ACGACCCAATGAAGGTGACCTCATTCATTTCCCCCTTGCTAACAAAACATTTGAAATACAATTCGTTGAGCACGAAGTACCCTTCTATCAACTCGGAAAGATTCATGTCTGGGGTTTACGTTGTGAGCTCTTTGAATACTCTGATGAAGACTTCAACACTGGAGTCGCAGAGGTCGATGCTATTGAGCTCAACTTTGCCAACGCTATCACCGTCACCATGGCTGCGGGTGGGTCAGGAGACTTTACCGTTGGTGAGACTGTTACGGGCGGTACCTCCAACACTACCGCTGATGTAAAATCTTGGGACTCTGCAACTGGTAAGTTGATTGTCATTAACAGGTCTGGTAGATTTACCATACCTGAATCTATTACTGGCAACACATCTAGTGCATCTTGGACAAGTGCAAATTACAATACCCTAAATAATGTGAATACTTCTGACACCATCGATACCAACTTTACTATCGAAACACAGGCAGATGGCATTCTAGACTTTACTGAGGGCAATCCCTTTGGTGAGTTTGGTAATTCTGGAGGCACTCTGTAATGCTAGGCACTTACACATATCACGAAATTATTAGGAAGACAGTTGTCGGATTCGGCACACTGTTTAATAACATTGAGCTTCGTCGCACAAAGGGATCGAAGACTGAAGTTATGAAGGTGCCACTGGCATACGGTCCTAAACAAAAATTCTTGGCACGCCTTCGTCAAGTTGGAGATTTGACTACACAAGATCAGGCACAGATCACTCTTCCCAGAGTATCCTTTGAGATCGGTGGTATCTCATATGATCCCACTAGGAAGTTATCTCCTATCTCTGCTATCAGAAATACCAAATCTGATGGTAAAGAGGCAAAATCTTTTATGCCTGTGCCATACAATATCAATTTTGAATTGGCAATTCTTGCAAAAAATCAGGATGACTCTTTACAAATTTTAGAGCAGATTCTTCCTTTTTTCCAACCTAGTTTTAATCTCACCATGAATCTAATTCCAGATCTAGGTGAGAAGAGAGACTATCCTGTAACTCTTACGTCAGTAGATTATAGTGATGAATATGAGGGTGACTACGACACACGTCGCACACTTGTATATACACTGCAATTCGTTGCTAAGACTTACCTGTATGGTCCTATAAGCGACGCAACAGGCGAAGTCATTAAGAAAGTCCAAGTGGACTATTCAACCAACGTGGACAGGCAGGCACCACGCGAATTGCGTTACACAGTCCAACCAGATCCTCTTACTGCGGATCCTACAGACGATTTTGGATTCAACGAGTTTACATCACACTTTGTTGATTCTAAAGATTACAACCCAGTCACAGGACAAGATGAATAATTTTGAAGGTATCGAAGACGCTCTTGATGTAGATAGTGATATTGTCCCTGCATCAAAACCTGCACCTCCAGAGCGGGTAGAAGAGTTTGCTTCTACAAAAGATCAGTTAAAAAAAGATTACGAATACACAAGAGGCAACCTATACTCTCTCATTGAGAAAGGACAGGAAGCAGTTGATGGTATCCTTGATCTTGCTCAGCAGTCTGATCAACCAAGAGCATTTGAAGTTGCTGGTCAGTTGATCAAACATGTTGGTGATGTAGCGGATAAACTCGTAGACCTTCAAAAGAAAGTTAACGAGATTGAAAATCCCAAAAAGACCAAAGAAGTTAATACCACAAACAATACCATGTTTGTAGGTAGCACAGCAGATCTCGCTAAGTTTCTAAAACAACAACGCGATAAATAGTAATCGTAGGAGTACGTATTAACAATGTCAGTATTAAACGTCATTGACACCCAAACCATTTCTGCAAGTGGCAGTGGCTACGTTGTGGTGAGCTCAGGTGTCCTTCGCTGCTATGCAGCATCAGCGTCCACTATCCAGATAGATGCTGGTCCTGCCGTAACGCTTGCAGCAGGCGAAGCACTGCTCCTGTCTTGCGGTAAGTCAAAGAATGCTCAGATCAGTGCGATGTCTGATGCAGCTACCGCAGTTGTCACCGTCCTTGGTGGTGGCACCCCCGCACACAGATTTGCCGTTGGTGATTTTATTGCAACCCAAGCTAATAGCGATACAGCATTCACGAGTGACTTCGTTGCTGCTGCATCGGATGGTAAGAAAGTAACTGCTGTTACTGATACCACGATCACTACGGATTATGACGCTAGTGGAGCAAGTGGTGATTATTCCTTATCAACTGCAGATATTGAAGCAGGGACTGTCCCAACTATTAGGAGAGCAGTCAAACTCACAGCAGGATCTGCCGATGTTGTTGTCGAGCAAGTCCAAGTCGTCGGAGGATGACAAATGCCAGCAGTCTCGAAAGCCCAACAACGATTCTTCGGGATGGTTAGAGCGGCTCAGAAAGGGGAAATGGATTCCCCGTCGCCACAGATTCAAAGAGCTGCTGCCAGCATAAAGAAAAAGGATGCCAAAGATTTTGCATCTACAAAACATAAAGGTTTACCAGAGAAAAAAATGAAATCTTTTTCCGAAATGCAACATCTCCCCGAAGAGGAGTATGATCACTATCGCGATAGGCAACTAGAGCGAGGTACGTGGAGGTCTTCTAGTAGCAATAGACCTAGCACTGGTGGGACGCAATCTAAGGCAAAAGGTAAAACCCCCATGCAGAAAGCAGGTGATAAGAAGTATGGTGCTGGCACCTCTGCAATAGACAGAGTAAAGGCAGATATCATCGCTAAGTATGGCAAGGGTGCCATCATGAATACTAAGAAAGAAGCAGTTGAATATACAGGACCAAACAAAGACGAAAGAAAACAAATTAAAAAACTTGACAATCCTACTTACGCTAAGAAGTTAGCAGAGTATGAAAAGAATATGGATCCCAAGAAACGTCAGGCACTTAAAGATAAAGCAACTAAGGGCATGAAGTTTACCCATGAAGAAAATGTATCAGAAGAGAAAAAAGGTCTCTACGCCAATATTCATGCTAAAAGAAAGAGGGGCGAAGCGCCTGCAAAACCTGGCGATGAGGACTACCCTGCAAAGGATGCTTTCAAAAAGGCAGCAAAAACTGCTAAAGAAGAAGTAGAGACTATCGAAGAGAAGAGGAAAGGTCTCTGGGCAAACATTCATGCTAAGCGTAAGCGTGGAGAGCGTCCTGCCAAACCTGGTGAGAAAGACTATCCTAAAACTCTCAATGTAGAGGCAAAGGTAGATGAAAAGTTACCTGAGTATAAGAGAGCAACTGCTAGAGACAAGAGATACGGTAATCCACATGGGTCACATGAGCTAGGTGGTGGTATCAGAAAGGATAGAAGAGCAGACCATGAAATCAGAAGAGGTAAAAAGACTAAGGTAAAACTAAGAGAAGATATGTGGGATCAGGTTGACATCTTTGCGGAGATGAATGACTGGGAGATCTCTCTACTCAGTGATGATCTTATCGAAGATATTATCACTGATGTCTTTATTGAAGAATTACAAGAAGGTAGAGACATTGATAGCATCACAAATATGCTTTGTGAATCTGTTGATTATTCTCTAAATCTCTTGACAGAAGTATCAGATTCATATTATGATAGTGCTGTAAATGCATCTAAAAAAGCATCTAGGACTCCTGCAGTTAGAGCAGCGAATCGTAGAGCGAAACTTGAGAAGGTTAAAGGTGCTGCCAAGAAAGTTGGTAGTGCTCTAAAATCTGGTCTCAAAACTGGTGCTAAACTAGCACGCAAAGGCGCTGTAAAAGGTGCTGAAGTTGCTGGTAAAGTAGCAGGTCACGCGAAAAATCTCGCGAAGGACATGGGGAGTGCAGCTAAGAAGGGATACGACTCCACTCAATCGTCTTCATCTTCTAGCAGCAGCAGCGATTCCTCCTCATCTTCTTCGTCTTCCTCTTCCTCTTCTTCTAGTGATTCTAGTGAATCCAAACCTAAGAAACCTGGTTTGCTCAGTAGAATTGGTAGCAAACTGAAGCGTGGTATCAAGAAAGCAGTTGGTGCTGGTGCAAGATCTCTATCTCGTGGCGCACGCAACGTTGCACGTCGTCTGGGTGAGGAGACTATTGTTGAGCGTGGTGACTACTGGCATCCTGATCCTGATAAGGATCGTAAGTTAGGTGGTCCTGGCGCTAACCAACGTGCTCGTGAAGATCG